GATTTACGTCGAGGTTTAGATTTAGATTTTGTTTTTGAATGTAGTTTAAGTTTAGATTTAGGTTTAGATTTTGCGTGTGGTTTTCGTCGTGCTTTATGATGAATTTCTTCAATAATAACAGGATTAATCCGCACAGGATCGTGTAAGTAATTTTGTAATCGTGTAAGAATATCATTTTTATCCTCGTGTAATTTAAACAGTTCCATAATTTCTTGATTATCCAGTTGAATATAAATAGATTCATCGTTTAGGGTTGCTTCTAAATCAATCGTATTTCCATCATAAACGGCGTTCCATTCAGCATCACCAATAATATTACCATCTATACTCGTTTTAGATAATCCATGGGTTTGTATATAAGAATTTTCCATATATTTTATAAAAATATTTTATTTTATTTTATTTTATTTTAGTTTAGTTTAGTTTAGT